CCTCGCGCTGCTTCTTGACGAAGTCCTCCATCTGCTGCTCGACGGGAGCGTTATTCGCAGGCTTTGGATTTGCGGCACTGTAGTGCGCGTCCTGCGCATCATGCAGAGCCTGTGCGTAGGCCGTGGCGTCATCTGCATTGTCGAACACGCCAAGATGCTTGCCCGTCTTGTGGTACTGGTTGATCGCCTCATCATTGGTGAGGATTTTGCCGTCATCGCTCACGGTCGGAACGAGGATTTCCTTGCCGTTTTCCTCGAACGACATGGAACGGACGGTGCTGATCGTACCATCGTCGTTCTTTACAATGGGACGCTTGGTGAGGTCGATGTTGCCACGCTCGACAACGCCCTTGAAATCACCAACAGGCGAAGCGGCTGGCTGATCGAGCTTGAATCCATCCGGCAAAGACGGCACGCTGAACGTATCCTTCACCGTCTCCTTTACCGGCTGCGCAGCAGGGCGCACGTCGAGCGCGAACCCTTCGGGCAACGGCGGGAGATCGGTCGGAGTAGCGCCGACCGTGTTCAAGCTTTGATCTGTCATGTTATTGGAGCGGTACCCACTGCCCGTTCTTGAGAACGAGCTTTTCGCCATTCGGGCCAGTTGCTGTCATCGGCTGCTGTTCCTGCGCGGAAACACCAGGCCCGTTGCTGAGACTGGTATCGCCGGTTTTGAATTGGTCCGTCAGGCGCTGACGCTCTGCATCAACGGTCTTCTTGCGCTCTTCCGGGTCAACGATATTCTCAGCCGCAGCCTGCGCGATGCGCTCGATCTGAAGCTGTTGATCAACCGTGATCCCATTGCCGCGCGCCATGCGCTCGATCTCGGCAGCGGACTTCTTGACTTCTTGGTCGGCAAGCATCTGCTGGCGTTTATCGGCGGCTTGCTTCAGCGCCAAATCCTTGTCGAATTGGCTCTGGTCCTGCCCCATGCGCTGAGTAAATTGCGATTGATCCTGCCCTAGTCGAGCATCGAACTGGTTCTGATCCATCGCCAATTTGTTCGCAGCAATGGCGTTGTCGATTTCCTTTTGCTTCGCTTCTGCCGCAGCCGCCTGCTGCGCGGTGGTGAACTTCGCAGTGCCACCAAAGCCTTGCGCAAAGGCAAGATAAGGATCGCCACCCGTGCTGCTCATGTTGGACAAGCCCATGCCGACCTTTTGAGCGTAATCGCCCAAGTTGGTATCGCCATTGAACAAGCCCGCGAACTTGGCAAACGGATTTGTGGTCGCTGTCGGCGCCACAGTGGGCGGAGCAATGGCCGGCGTCTGGCTGTTATAGCCGGAGAGAAGTGCAGAAAGCGCGCTGGTATCAATCATGCCTGCCTCCCGTTATTGCTACCCCCGAGCCAGCGAAAGCCGGTGCCTTCCGATCCTGGGCCGCCGATATCACGAGGGGTTGGAACGCGCCCGATGTTCGGGCCAAGAGGACTGATCGGTTGCAGCGGATGCATGCTGCCGCCGCCATTGTTTCCACCGCCGCCGTTGCCGCCATTATGACCGCCGAGCCAGCGGAACCCTGGCCCCTCCGAACCGGGACCACCGATATCGCGGCCGGGACCGCCGTTGTTATTGCCGCGATTGGCATTCTTGCCCATGAACAGATCCATGAACGATGCCATGCCGGATTGATTGCCAAGTGAATAGGGCGAACCACCCATGCCAAGGTTCTGGCGCATCGCATTGGTGTACCCGCCCGGACCCTGATCGACGGCGTTTCGCCATTGCTGCATAAGGGCGGTCAAGTCTGGCACGTCGTCACCCTTGCGGTGGCCATCTCCGCCAGTATCGCCGTTGTGGCCATTATCGCCGTTATCACCAGGGTCTCCGGTGTAAAATCCAGGCTTTCCGCCGTGATCCCAATCGTCTCCAACCCCATATTGACTCTGCATCTGAGGACTTGGCGCCATTTTCTGGCCCGCGTTCAATCCACCCGTGAGCCTCATCTGATTGGACGCCTGCGGTGCTGCCATTGGACTGGCCATTGGACTGGCCATCATGCCGCCCGCGTTGGGCTGCCCGGAAAGGCCGGAAGAGCCGGAGAGCAGCATGAGAAGCTGTTGATAGGGGGTCATGTGCGTCTCCGTTAAAACAGGCCGCCGAGCACGGAACCAAGAATGCCAAAGAGGCCGTCATTGGATGACGTGGTCGTGGTCGACTCTTTCGGCGAGCCATTGAGCGCCGCCAGAAGCTTGATTGCGTCGTTGTAGTTCTTGTCCTTCAACGCCTCTTGGAAAGACTGCATGGTCTGCCGGCGCTTTTCGTCCATGTTGTAGGCGATGTTGCCGGCGTTATAGAGACTGTCGTTGACATCGTTGAACTTCTGGAAAAGGTTATCGCCGACGCCCATCAGCCCTTGGGCGCCTGTAGCCTGCCGCTCCGCTATGACGTTCTGCTGGTTTTGGCCGCGGTCGAAAGCGTTCTGGTAGGCCTGCCCCGTGGCGTCGGAGATCGCCTGATTGGTTTTCTCCATGTTCTCGCCTTCTTCGATCCCGTGGCGAGCGTCTCCGAAAGCTCCAGCTGCGGCGGCCTGACTGCCGATATCATTCGCCTGCCGTTGGCTTTCCTGCGTGATTTCCCTGATTTGCGGATTGAGGACGCCCTTGATATACGGGCTCATATAATCCTTGACGGAGCCGACCTGCCCGTTGACAAGCCCGGTCCCCATGTAGCGGTTGAAGCCGCTCTTTGCGGCATCCAGCCCAAACATCTTCCCAAGGTTCTGATTGGCGAGCCAGCCAGCGTTTCCGAGCGCCTTGTTCTGGTATGGGTTGAATCCGGTGAAGAGGTTCTCGCCCTTCTTCATGCCATAGGTGTAGTTGTCGTCGGAGCCGAGATAGCCCTGCAGTTTCGACAGGGCATCCTTGGTTGGCCCCGTCAACCAGTCTGGTAGCGAGGTTTGGGTTTCTGTCGACATCAGGCAGTCCTTTTTGTGCCGCGCTTTTGGAGATCGGAAATGAAGGTGGCCAAGACGTTCGCAACGTCGCCAAGCGTGGCGGCCCCAGCATCAAGCGTTCGCGTTTCCGTGTAATTGCTCAGCGTAAATGCGTCGGCGACTTGCCCCGCATCCGCCTCTGCGCTCGCCTTCTCGATCTCCCGAAGTGCCTCCAAGACAAACCGCATGTCAGGTTTTGCCTGGAGGATATTGCTCGGCGGGTTGCCGAATGAAACGCGCCTCATCGTTTCTTGCCCGCCCCGGTTATTTCGACACCGAACTTTCCAAGCCGGAAGTCACCGGCAATGGTGTCGGATACGATGGTCAGGCCAACGTGCCGGCCGGAAACCCGGCAATCCACCAACCGATCTGTCTCGCCCACAGTAATGGCGTCAGTGTCCATGACCTCGTCTTTCGGCCAATCCTTGGCGTACATCGTCACTTGCAGATCGCCGGATTGCCGTTGGGTATCTGGGGCAAAGCCAAAGATATCGACGCTGTCATTGCCGTCGTTGAGGGCGAATAGCCCCATGTCCAGGAACGCGCGCATCGCAGCGCCGTCATTGTCGTGATTGTCGGTTGTTTCGTGCAAATAGATGTAACCGTTTGTCCCAAACAGGATCGGGCGGATTTCGCCAGACGTGTACTTGGCGTGACAGGTCCGGTCGTAGGTTCCGTTCATCCAGTAATAGGCGTCGAGATTGACTGCGACATAGGTGTCTGGCTCCGATGTCGTTGTCGGGAAAACAAACCACACTTCGTTAAAGTTCTTATTGTAGAACGCGAATGTCTTCTGAAGGTGCTGGATATTGATCATCGCAGCAACCCAATCGCGGATATCATCCTGGTTTGGAATAGACTGCACATAAGACGAATAGACGTGAAAGCCGTAAGCCGACATCCAGAACGCCATCTGATCGGTTTTACAGAACGCGTGAGGCCCGATCAGCCCGCATTCCGTCCCGACTGGATGATCGTCATAGATGAAGCGCGAGCCGGTAAACTGGAAAGCGAAGACTGCATAATCCGACCAGACCAGCGAAACGCCAGAGGTTAGCCCCACACCGGCCATAAGCCGCGAGCCGAGTTGGAGCTTTCTCTCGTTAGCCGTGTTGGTGCTTGTCGGCGTCCAGACCGTGAAGTCATCGACATCTGGCCAGCGCACCGTCATCGCATCGAAATCACCGGCAAGATTTGTACAGCCGAGCGCGAAGATGTAACGCTCCGGGGTAACGAATACATAGCGAATCTGTGCCGGCGCATTGGTGAGTTTCGCGGGTCGCGCAGGACCAGCACTGGTGTCATAGTGGTAGACCGTCTCCATCAATGGGCAGACCATGACATCTTCGCCATAGCCGTCGATAGACCACCAGCGCATGTCACTGAGCGTGGATTCGGCAATCGACGCCTCCATACCCCAATAACCCTCGCCCCAGCCGCCTACGCCCCAGCCAAGGGCATAGGAAGGGCTTTCCAGGCCGAAATTGATTTCATAGGACGCCGTCACCGAGCCGCCACCCGTTGCAGTCGATGTAGCGTTTGAGGTGTGTGTGATCTTGAAATTGTCTGGGTCAACGATCTCGGTGACGAGATAATCGCCATTGATCGTAATCCCGCCAACTGCTGACGCTCCAGAGAATGTCACCGTCACGCCGACATTGCTGATCCCGTGGAGCGTATCGGTTACCGTCACTATGGGTGAGCCATTGGTGGTCGAGAACGGGTCTGTCAGGGCTATGTTGGTGGCGTTCTTTCGATATGGCGTAATCCGCGTCTTCGTGCCTTGGCGGAGCACGTAGAGATCGTTCTGCGTGCCCCACATCAAATGCTGGACACCATCGGACGCTGACCATGCGCGGGCACCTCGAGCCTTCCCTGTGAACTGGCCGGCGAAGAACTTGCGGATGCCGCCAATCTTCTCTGGAAAGCCGCTGGTAAACCGCACCTTGTCCATGTCGATCCACCTGCCAGTCGCGGCAAAATCGCTGTTCGTCTTGACGACGCCAGGCGGGATAGTGATCGGAATGAATGGCATTTGCCGTCAAAGCTCAGTGAAGCCGAGAAATTGGCCTGTCGTCTTGTCGAGTTCGGCCGTCCCGAACTTACCATCATCGTTTCTGGCGAAGATCGTTATGCGTCCGGCCGGCGGGGGCTCCAGGTCAATGCTGTTCAGAAACCTGTTGTGCGGCCCGGTCATCAAGGACGAAATATCCGTACCATCACAATAAAGGATGTCGACGCCAGACCTGATCTCGATGCCGGGTTGGCCGGAGCATTTTCCTGTTAGAGTGAAGCTACCTCCAGTCTGGTTGCTGACAAAATAGAACCGTTTCCTGGTTGGGAAGATGACGCTGCGATTGGCAGTCTTGGTCCCGGCAAAGGTGAACCTTAGGCATTTGATGTCCGTGTCCGTCAGCGTCACATTCGCTGTGGTGACGGTGATATCCGTGGTGGCGGTGAGAGCTTTTTCGATCTTGCTGAAATTGTCATCCGCAGCATCGCCCCAATTGGCGTAGCCCGAGCCTGCGCTTTCGCCCAGCAGGAGATCGATAAGCTGGAGATCGTTGGTGAAACTGCCCATTAGTAGCTCTCATTCCATTCGAAATCCAATTCGATGCCGCGCAACGAATTGTCGGACTCCACCTTGATTTCTTCGATCATCTGCAACGCTCTGGCCTCGTCACGGTCGAAGGTGTCAAACTCCTTCCGCGCCTCCGCGGCGATCATGGTGCACACGCGCCTGACCAATGTCGGGTATTTGGTCGTTAGCCAGTTGGTAGTGTTGGACGAACTCAACGCATCCGGGGTTTTGAAGAACACCATTGAAGCCGTATAGGCCTGGTCCGCCACGGTGTTCAGTTGGATCAGATCGTTATAGTCCGTCCAATAGGTGGGCAGCCCTTCAGGAAGAGTTGCCGTTTCATCGAAGCCAAGATTGGTCCTGAACCACTCGACATCCTTGCGCCTGATCCTTGAGATGAAGCCGGGGATACCGAAATGGAGCGGGTCAAGATAGCCTGTCGGGAAAGAGGCGGTTGACGCCCCTTGCGCGATCGTCACGCTTGCCGAGGTCTGCATTTGCCTGACACGAAGCTTGGAATAAATCCACGCCTGCGCTTCTGTCAGGATGCCGGCGGAGTCGATACGGTCGTAGTTTATGTGGTATTTTATGGAACCTACGACGGTCTTTTCCCCGACAAGCGTATCGTAATCCATCAGCGGCCAACCTCATCGGCGCCGACGATTGCGCCATCGATCAGCGCAGCAAGAATGGTCTTGGCGTTGGAGACATCAGCGTTCGGCATTGCCTGCTTCATCGCCTCTTTGACCTTGAAGAACGGGTAGTTCCTGCCCTTCGCCCAGGCAACGAGGTCAACAGCTTCATCTGGTTTCGGTTCGATTTGTTCGACGGGGGGCTTGGGGGCGGATTTCGCCGCCCCTGATGCCCGCGCCGGACCTTTGATGAACCTGCCGTCATGCCCGAACACGCACCCGTCCTGTTCGAAACGGGAACCGTCTTCAAGCGGCGGATAGATCGTGCCGTAAGGCCGGCTCATGTCCAGTCGCGGATCAGCCATGGTCAGACCCTCACTTGCCACCCGGCACGGAGCCGGAAGTGATGGAATGGCTGAGGTTGTCACGGCCGCCGCCGAAGCCCTGGTTCTTGAGCTGCGTGCCGGCGTCGGTGCCCTTGACCTGGTAGTCGGAAGTGTCAACGGCGGTGGACTTGTAGATCATCTTGCCGTTGGCTGCGGGCATTTTCACAGTGGTGTTGTCCATGATGTTCAATCCATCAAGTAAGAATCGTAGAGAATGTCGGTGTCGTCCTTGAGCCCCGGAGACACGTCCGTGCTCTTGTTCCAGAGTTCACCGTCACACTTACGATCGAAGGTTTCACGATGACGGATGGTGTATCCGTCTGCGGCTGCATTCTTCCCGCCGGTCGGCGCAATCGGCTTTTCCGTGTTGCGGGGATGACGGGAGACATATCTGCGTTTGTCTTCTGACATCGCATTCTCCTTTGATGATGGCCGCCCGCCCGTGAGCGAACGGCAGGGGCTTAGTCGGCCCAGTCGATGGTCACCTGGAACGTCGCAACGCCAGCGGGGGTGCCGCCAGTGGGCGCAGTCGAGGAGATCTTGACCTGAGTATCGGCCGGAATATCGAGCAGCGTCGTGGTCACAGTGGACACACCATCGTTGGTCGAGATTGCCACACCGGCCGCAGTCGTTCCCATCGACAACTGCTGGTAAGCGGTTGCGGATGTGGAATTGCCGACATCGATGCGGCCTGCCGTTGTCGTGGCAGTGAAGGTCGTGGTAACCGATGCGTGGATTTCCACGAGATGGCCAGTCTTACCCTTCGGGCCAATGATGAAACGGGAGCCAGATGTCCCGAAATCAATGGCCGAAAAGCTGTAGGTCCGGCGGTTCGGATTGGAATAAGACATTTCCAATGTCCTTTCGATTTGAAGAAATGGAAAGGGCGGGCGCTAACCCGCCCCGCCGGATCAGGCAGCACTGTCCCAAAGCAAGACTCGCGCGTTGGTGGCGTCCTGGTGGGTCAGGCCGGCACCGCCGAGGTAATCGGAAATCTTCACACGGCCTCGCTAAGACCGTGCCGCTCTTGCCAAACGCATCTGGCAATTGCTGCCCATAGTTTCCTATGGGACGAGACTATATCTTCGTCCCCTTGAGTAAGGGGCGCTCCGCACTTCGGGCCGCTTGGCCCTACATGATAGTCGTTGAACCTTCCCCGGTTCTCGGGGCTTGGCTGCTGATTGCCCAATCACAGAACTTTTCAAGCCGTCGCGCTTGCCTTTCCAAGCTACGCTGTGGCGTTCTGTGCTCTCAGGGGTTCCCAGTCAGTTCACGGAGTTTAGGCTTGGCTATACCTCTTCAGTTCAACCAAGCGATGCCCTTGTCGCGACCGTAGTCGCCGGGCAACTTCGCGCGGATTTCCTCGGGGATGGCCGGCGCTTCCAGAACGGTGTCAGAGCCCATGAACAGAGCCCAAGAGGACTTCCCGTTGTTCCAGTCGTCGGCAACGGCGTCATAGACGTAATTGGCGGAACCGGAGGTCAGGTTGAACGCCGCGTCATTGGCGTGACCCTTCGGGATTTCGTTCTGCTCGATCCAGCGGATCGATTCGTAGCGGCCGACTTCGCCCTTGAAGATCAACTGGATACCAGTCTCGCTGTACTGGTGAATGGTCTCCAAGCTGTTCTTGAAAGTGCGCATCGTCGTGGCATGAGTGACCGCGACATAGTCGTCCCCGTCATATGCGGGAATGTTTCGATCCTTCATGATATCGGAAATGGCCTTGATGTGGCCGGTGCCGAGTTCGACGTTGTTGGTGGTTGCGGTCGCGCTGTTGGTGGTCAGCGTGACAGCGGTTGTCGATGTGCCGGATGTCGGCGCCACGCGAAGCGGCGTCTGGAACATCTGGTAACCGACGAGACGATCCAGCGTTTGACGTGCGTCGTCGCGGAGGGTCTGGTCGATGATGTCCTTGACATCAATTTCCCCGAGGTCCTCGAGGAGGCCGGTGTACGGTACAGAGTTCAGTTTTGTTATCGCAGAGCCGTTTACTCTCTGCCTCTGCACTTCGTCAGTGCAGCTCGGACTATATCATCGCCAATGGCACGGCGTAGGGCGCTCGTGGACGGGTTATTCTTTCGTCACCGTCTAGTCTCTGGACCTTCCGCATCCCTGAGCCTTTCGGCCTACATATGCGGCTTGGCTGCTGATTACCCTCGCCTCTCGGCGGTGGGGCTTCCCAGCAATTCACCCTATTTTCAAGATCGGGTAGCGCCTTTCCTGCGCCGAACCATCCCGATCAGGCGGCTAATCTATAACCGAATTCACCAATGGTCAGGCTTGCCTGGCCGATGGTGAAGTTTGTTTCTGGCATGCTCTGCTGCTCATCGATCGGGCCGCCGCGCTTGTTGAGCTTGGAGAACCGATCCCAGCGGAAGGTGTTGCCCTTGTGCAGGCCGATTGCCTTGTCGGAGGCGTCGGCGAGATTGCGGAGCTTGGTCCGCGGCTGCAGTTCGAAGCGGAGGTGATCAGAGAGGTTATCGGAATAGAGATAACCGCCCTGGGTGTTGACTGACCAAAGTTGTCCGGCCATGTCGTCGTCCTTTCAGAGGATGACGGGTTACCTGCCCTTTCTCGATGCGCGCATTTGCGCCACCACCTGACGATACTTTTGATTGGTAGCATCTTCGGTATTGGCGGGCTGTGCGCTGTCATTTCCGGGGGAGACGTTCGCCCGTCGGGGTTGGGGAGCCATGGCCTGCTTTCTTTCGATGCGCTCGGCCACGAAGTTTGAGTTGTCTGCTGGGGCCGGAGCGGGAGCGGGCTTTGCCTCTCCACGTTGCGGTTCCGGCATTCCGAAAGCTTCCCTGACGTTCTTTACTGCCGTCTTCATGACGGCGGATGGATCAGCCAGAGGCTGCCCTTCCGTACGCAGTTTGCGATAGGCAAAACCGATGGCCGCCTGTGGGGCAAGGCCGTGGGTCTGCGCGAAATTCTGAAGAACTTCCGGCCTGACGCCGATCGCATAGAGGTTGTCCCTCATCACTTCGACGGTGGAGTCGAGCAAGACTTCCAGCCGGCGCTGCGATTGAGAGAAATCAGGGTTTTCGGAAACGAAGTCGTCAAGCACCTTCTGAGTTTCGGCTTGGATACGAGCGGTTTCCTGCGCATGCTGTATGGTAGCAGCCATGCGCGCATCGACGTCTCCGAGGTTGGACCTGACTGTTTCCAGCACTTGGTCCGTAACCTGTTTTCCGAACTTCTTGAGGGCTTCCACGCCTTCTTTGAGATCACCTGTCTGGATACGATCGATGATCTCGTCCAACTCTGCGTCCGTGGCCGGTTTGGTATCCTCTGCCGGGGCATTCGCTGGTTTCGGCTGTTGCTGAACGGTCTGGCTTTGGTTGGCCATTAACCGTTCGACTTCAGCCAATCTCTGTTGCGCCTGAAGCTTCGCCACCTTGGCGTCTTCGAGAATGCTCTCAGAGGCAAGGGCCTTCTGGGCAAGCGCTGTGAACTGTGCATCGTCAACTTCGACCTCGCGGCCGTTGACTTTGAGCTTATGGCGCACTGGCGCCGGAATGTCTTCGGTCTTGACCACTACAGGAGCGGCCTGCTCCACTGGCGGCGTGGTGCGCTCTTCGCGGACTTCCGCCTGCTGTGGTGCGGGGCGGCTTTGCTGCGCCTCTTCCGCGACGGTCTTCAGCGGCACATCGTGCCCACTGCGCTGCGATTTCAGCTTTTCGACAATTGATGCGCGCTTGTCGTCATACTTGCCGCCCTCGCGGGGCTTCTTCGGTTCTTCCTGAACTGCGGTCGGGGCCGGTTCAGCCTCGCGTTGCCGGGTTTCGACAACTTCGACATTATCGGCGGTCGGGATGAGATCGCGGACATCATCTTCCGCCGCCATGTTTTGATTTTCGCCGGCCATGTTAGGAATCCCTTTCTTCCGGTTCGCCTCTGATCATTGATTGCAGCCATGTGCCTTCCTCCTCGGAAGCGCCATCCATGGCTGCTGCTCCGTTCTCAAGGATGGCCTGTATCCATCCGACAAGCGCGTGATAGCGGGTGACTTCCCACTGCTTCTGCGCGACGTCTTCAAGGGTGTCGAACTTGCTGTGGATCAACTCGTCCATCGCAGCGAGCGCCTCATCCCGCGCATGAATAAGCAGGGTTTCGAACGCAGCGCCCCGTTGGAGAAGCTGTTGAATTTGCAAGCCGGCGTCTATCGCGAGGATGCGAGCAACCTCGTCGTCCATCAGTTCTTCAAGGTCTGTCATATCGCCTCTGTTTGTCGTGGATCGCTATCGCGCCTGCGGGAACTGTGTAACCTGCGCAGTCTGTGAAGGCTGCTGCACAATCTGCCGCGGCTGGGCCGCATGTCCTGGCACGACGCTTTCCAGCAGTCGCATGATATAGTCCAGGTTCTGTGTCTGCTGTTGCTGGTTAATGCTCATTTGCGTGATCATCTGCTGATAGGCGAATTCACGCTCTTGCAGAGAAAGCTTCTGCGCTTCGACGTCAGCCTTGATGTGCTCGATCTGCAGTTTCGTATCAGCGTCAAGCTGGGCCTTGCTCATGGTGCCCTTCTGCTTGAGCATCTCCAACTGGGCTGCTTCAGGTGGCGTGCCATCGTCCTGCTTCGGCGGTGCAACGGTAAAGAACCTGTCACCATCCTTATAGCCGCAGAGGCCCCATGCTTCCTGCAGGAGGGCTGCACCATTGGGCTGGATGCCCTGCTCCTGAAGCAGAGGGGCCAAGTCCTTGGTGATATTGACGCCGCCCATGAACTTCTGCATGCGCTGTGTAGTGTCGAGCGCACCGATGCCGACATTGACCTTGACCGCTACTTGGGCCTTGTCGAGATTGCTCAGAGCATCGTGGATCGTGACAGGCGGTTCAAACGGGTTCTGCGCCTCTTCGGCGTCCTGTTGCTGCCCCTGTGGGTCGAGCGGCTTCTTGCTGCCACCTTGGCCTGCTACCAGGTTTTCGATCAGTCCGGCGCGATCGCCGGCAACGGAGATCACGACCTCATCGGATTCGTAATGCTTGATAAGTTTGACGACCTGAGAAAGCACGGGCTCAACCCAAGTCTCAACCCAAACCCTGAGATCGAATTCCGTCAGAGCGCCAGCAGAGGCGGACAGCAACTGCATCCCGCCAACGGTCTCATTGAGCATGCGGTTAGATTGAACAGAACCTTGAGCAAAGACGCCAGCAAGCTCGTCCATGTCGTTGGACATGATGTTGACGGCCATCTGCGAGTTGCCATCAGGTGAAGGCGCCCGGTCGAAGGTGACATCATCCATGGACTGCACGAGGATTGCCGCATCAGGGCCGCGGTTCTGGACTTGCTTGAGATCGACGCCCCTACCCTTCATGATCTTGGTAATGGGCGAGATCGACATCTTCATCGCATCTAGTGCAAGGTTGGTGGTGTCATTGATCTCCATTTGCAGCGGCTGCCAGCTTTCGACCGGCGCCATTGGATGCGTCTTGTGGGCCTCAAGGGCACCGAGGCCGCGGACATATGGCCTGTCGCCGAACTGTTCAGGATAACTCTCGATCGTCGGTCGCGGATCGCTCAAGAGGATGTTGTCGCCCAACATCCAGAAATGCCAGTCCTCGCCGTCCTTGCGGTAGAAGACTTCATACAGCCAGACGGTTTCGTTGTCTTTGCCTTGAAACGCGCTGTCATAGGGGTCGATGCCATCGCCACGGGCACGCCTGACCGACGCGGCGTTGTCCTGCTTCTGCGCCTTGGCCTGGCGAAGCTTGGCAAGATCGATGTCGTCCCGCCACTTCCCACCACCCATGACGTTGCGGGTCGCCTGCTGCGCAATTATGTATTCGACATCGTCAATGCGCGCCGGCATGGCGGCGATAAAGAACCCGCCCTCTTGGATCGGATCGCGCCAGTCGCCTGTCCTGTCGATTAGAGCATGTTCTGGCGGGATGAGCGTGATCATCGGCCGATCACGAACGATGTCGACCGTATCCTGAATACCTTGTTCAACACTTGTCGTCATCACCGGCTGGCCAGTGGCCATGTCGATGATCGGCATTCCGGTTTCGTCAAGCGCCATGGTCTGTGTCTG